GCGAAGCTGTGCCAGTGATGTAGCTGCTCCTTCCTCATGGCCTATGTTCTGTGGACGCTTGAGATGGCTCACGATTATAAGCGCAATGTTTGTCTCTTGCACAAGCATGCGAAGCTTGGTCATAATTTCATCAAGAGCCTTGCGCTCATCACCACTTTCCTGTGCAGACACAATGATGGACAGATGATCTAGGAACACATACTTGCAGGACATGCCCTTCGCTAGGTAGCGCACACGATTGACAATGTTCTCCACTGCTGTGCTGCCGAAGTGGTCAAACAAGTACAAGCGGCCTGTGCCTAGTGTGCGTTCAAACGCATCACGCCGCTGCTCAGGTGACACCACCACATCAGGTAGGTGCAGGGGTACATTAGCTGCCAGCGACATCATAGACAGGCCCGTCTTCTTAACGCTCTCTTCTAAGAACATCAGGCCAATGTTGTCGTATGTCTTCTGTAGAAGATGCCACACAATTTCGCGCAGCACTTGGCTCTTACCTAAGCCACTACCTGCTGTCACTGTCACCATCTCACCGAAGCGTAGGCCATAGGTTAAGTCGTTGAGTCCTGCCCAAGGGTAGGTGCAGTCTGCTGGTGGCATAGGCTTAGACACCAATTCCCACATGCTGGTTCCGCTGACAATGCCATCAGGCACATACGCCTCAGATCTCCACCACCGCTCTACAAACTTAGCCTCGCCGTTGTCAGCCAGCCAATCGCATGCATCCTTATATTCAGGCACAGGCTTGAACAGCTTGCACTTGTTGCCAAACAATTCAGCAACTTCACGCGCAGCTTTCTGTCCTACAGCATCACCGTCCAAGCAGACAACAATGTTCTCAAAGCTGGAGATGTATTCATACTGAGCCTTGCAATCTTTCAATGCAGAGCCAGCACCGTTGCGGATGGATACAACAGGATACTTAGATCCTGTCATTTGGAAAGCAGCTAGTGCATCAAACTCGCCCTCAACAATGGTGAGATATTTACCACCAGAGGGAAACAAGTTCTGTCCAAACAAGATTCCTTTAGACCAACTACCCACTGCACTGAACTTCTTATCAGCCACTGCCCTAACCTTAGCAGCTACAAGCTGACTGTTAGCATCGTAGTAGGGGAAGTAGTAGCTGTCACCGTCTTTGACAACCCCATATTTCTCCATTGTACTTTTGCTAATGCGCCGATCAGATACACTGACAGCAACTCCTTCTTTAAATACTTTTAAAGCGGATGAAACAACTTCAACTTCTTCATCAATCACTATATAAATTTCCTGTTGGTTAGTGGAGGGTGTGAATGTATTACATACAAAACACTTCGTGCTGTGGTCTTCGTTCATTGATAAGCCATCACTACTGCCACAAGTAGGGCATGGCATGTGAGTCTTTATAAACACTTAAGATAATTATAGATGGCTTTGCATGCTGCGTCTCCATTAACCAGTGGAGTATCCCAAGCACCATCTAGTCCGTGTTCTTTTCGATAGGCTTCAGTCAGCATCTGTATAGCATTCAATGCTTTAATGAGAAGCTCTTTCTCAAGTTCCCCGCTTTTGGGTTCATACTTATCTCTCAAATAGTCTCGCTGTGCCTTGATGCATTCGGGATGCTGGCAGTGGTAGCCACAACTGTGATCGCTCATGGACATAGCTTCTCTTCCTTCAACGATTCAGCATATTGAAATAGGCGGGCAAGCACACTAGGCTCTAACGCCAGCACTTTGTTTTGATGGTGATTAACTGCTAGCCAGATTTGGTAGCCATCAGTGCTGGCATACACACCATCACCTAAATAAGTTTCTTCTTCAAACATTTGTTTTCTCCATTATTTTATCGACTTACACTAATCTGTGCATCAGGGTTTGCAATACAGGCTTCAAGATAATTTGCAACAAAGGGAACGAAGTGTTCGTACATCCCCCAGCCATTAGGACTATTGAATTTTCTGAACCTCGCAGGATCTGACAGTAGCAAAGCCAATCCTTTGGACAGAGGTTTAATCAAATCGCGGGCGCAATATCCCATCTCTTCGGCTAGCCACAATGCTTCATAGATTTTGGCTTCCCTTGCCATCTCGCCAAGGTTGTGTGTGATGTTTGCGCTGTAAACGCTTTGAGTTAATGTGATATCCAAGCTCATCCGTTCTTCTCCTTCAAGGCGGCTTCATGGGCGCGGGCAAACTCCATCCAATCAAGCGATTCTTTGTACCAAAGGTCAGCCAGTGCATCATCCGTCAGCCCTACCCATTCACGCTTTGGTGGCGCGGTTGCGTTTTGGATTGCCTCAACAAGCCACGATGGTGGGGCGCAGTCTGCTTGCTTCCCATTAGTTACAAGATAGGCAGACCATTTTCCAAGGCATTCCCATAAATGCGCCACAGGCTCCTGCGCTGGCTCCGCAATCGACAAGGTGTATTCAATTTCCACAAGCCCCTGCAACTTGTCCGCAACCATGCGCCGCTTGGCTTGAAAGCCACCGCCCCAGTCACCCTGCTTCTTTGCGAGTTCATCAAACGCTTCGTCTTCTGCATCTTTCATATCATTATCCACCAAAGAATGCCACTCAATGCAGCGGCAAATAAAACAAAAACGAATATGGCAATGACAACTTTCAAGAAGTCAAAGAACATATCACCACCAGCGTCAGTGTCATCATAGTTGTTCATCTTTGCTCCTTGCTCTGATTGCGGCGGCGCATTCCCACCAATACTCATGTGATAGGCCAGCTCCATCTTGCAGTTCACACACCTTTGCACACTCTTCACGCTCCTGTGCAGCCACTAGCTCAGCAAACTTTTTCTTATCGAAATGTGCATAGCTTGCGCCCCAGCCAAACTCCTCAATGGTGGTGGCTTGCTCAATTAACTTGTTGATGTTCATTCCGCATCCCTCTCTTTCAACATGGCATCTGCCATTGTAAAAGCGTCCATGGACACCCCGTCCATCCAGCCATTGGGGTCAACCTCGTTCAACTCTTTCATCAGGAACGGGCCTAACATGGCCTTCATTGCTTCGATGGCTATGTGGTCACGCATGGTCATGTCTTTGGCAAATCCACCGTTCTTTGTCATCCATGTGATGTGCTTATCGTGTTCTTCCATTTCCAGTTCGTATGGGCTTCTCATGCTTGCTCCTCTTCTTCAAATTCAATAGCGTGAAATTCTTCATACTTCTGTTGAAGTAATCCAATAGCATCCAACAGTACATCCATCTTCGTCATATTATGTTCGTGCTCAAAATCAACACTCAACTTGATGGTTGTGTCATCTTTATTTTCATTGAAAAAAATACTTACAACTCTGTACTTCATTTTGTTTCCTTCGTAATGTTAGCAGGTAAAAATTCTTTCTTAATATTAGCAACAATGCATGTGCCTTCAATAACAACATCTTCTCCAGCCCTTGCTGCCTGTCTAAGCATGCCTTGCCTTTGAATCTCCATAGATTGTTGGCACTGCTCCACAGATGTGTGATGGGAAACAGACTGCAAAAACTGGCAGTTTGAGTTAAGGCACACCCATAGAACAGGAATAAATATACTAACCATAGCTACATCCTTTAGTAAATAAATGAAAAGCGGAATAGCAGGAGGGCTTAACCATTATGTACACACAATAGATACACACTGCTTGTATCACCACCACAACTCCCAATAGGTGAAAGAAAGAAAGTATCTTCTCCACCACCATCTCTTTATTCTTCTTCAACATCTGCAAGTAAATCAAACTTGATAATCTCAAGCACTCCAATAACCGCAGCCACCGTAACCTTGCCTGAATATTTTTCAATAGCATCTAATATGTCATCCTGAAGTTGGTGTATTGTGTTTGTTCCCTGTTTAAAACCGCCTTCAATTACTTCCATATCATCTCCTGTTGGTTAAACAAATCCTCGCATTCTCGCCGCCACTGTAGCACCCTTGAGGGTGTGCTTCATGTAGGGAGCAACGCTCTGTGGTGTGGCATGGCCTGTCATAGCCATGATGTTAGGCAAAGGCACTTCTGCCTCTATCATCTCAGTCACTGCTGTTCTTCGCAGATCCATGAGCAAGATGGCTTTGGGTATGCCAGCCCTGTCCATTATTCTACTGCCAATCCTAGCCAGTGAGTTAGCACTGTATGGAAGTAGCCCACCCTTCAGATCCCTGATGGTGCTGGGTGCTATGTACTGCTGCCAGCCAAAGTCTTTGTGCTGCTGCTCCA